AATTAAAAGGTACAAAACAAATTGTAATTGAAATGGCCGGTGTAATAAAACAGTTGTCAATTGAAAAAGATAACTTTCAAGCAGAAATATCTAGACTTAATGAAGAGATTCAACTATTAGAAATGCAGATAAAAAAATAATGCGAGTAAAAGACTTACAAGAATTTTTATCTAATTTCACAGCAGCCAACAAAGACGGTAGCAGACAAGGTAATGCTATCTCTAATGCCGTCATTATGGTTCAAGTTAATGGTCATTTAGAAAAAGTAGTTAGAATGGAAGTACAAGAAAATAGCACACCAATTATAGGTCACAAAGGTCATAGTGCACATCGTCTTGTATTAAAAACAGTCAACCAACAAGTACTAAACATACCACCAAAACTGCAAATTTAATTGCAGTGGTTACCTTAAAAAACATATGGGCCCAGAGGCAAAATTCTATCAACAAATTAAAAGAAATTTTAATGAACTTTCGCTTATTCGAATTGAAAACAGTAGCTTACTTGGTACTCCTGATTTATTGGTCTATAATACTTCTGGGAACTTTTGCACTATAGAATTAAAGGTAAGTAAAGGTAAGAAACTTAGATTCTCGCCACACCAAATCGCCTTCCATAAACGTCATCCTTACAATACATTTATCTTAGCAAAGACCCTCGGTCCTTGCTCCTCTAAAACTTCTCCAATATCCATGTACCGTGGTTCTAGGATCTCGGAGCTTGTTGCTTGTGGCTTGATGCTTGACGCTTGTTACTCTGGTTGGGACGCTTGTCGCTTGGCGCTTGAAGCTTGAGGTTGGTTCGAAAGCTTGCCGCTTGAAGCTTGATGCTTGTGGCTTGCTGCTTGTAGCTTGAGGCCCGGACCAGGTGCACGCTGTACCCCACCGTCGTGGGTTCTCCAGCTAATGACCTGATCCAGTATTCCACGCGGGAATTTTTTTCTAGTGTTTACCATAACTAATATTTTTTATATCTTTATTCCAGCAAGCTCGACAGTCTCTACACTTGCCGCCTTGAGTAGGCGCCGGGCAGCTGGGGCTTCCATCAGTTACAACTGTTGAGCTGTGGCTCCAGGCGTTGCCTGGGTTGCCGTCTACCTTAGCAGCGGATAACCTAATAATTAAATTTGCTGGAACCTGTTCAGGGTCCGGCAGGTACTGCCGCTCTTGTGTTGGCATCCAGTGCTGGGTGTCAGGTGTGAGCTTGCATACTTCTATAATTTTTGCCATATGTTCGTGACTCTGTACATCTCCGGCGTCATGCCATCTAAACCATTTTTGACGTTTGATCACCGCGGCCATTGCTTCGACCCATAGCGGGTGACTGATGGCGTCCAGCCTTCGATACTGGGCCTCCCTGATTGCAGGGTACCTGGTGTAATTTCCTTTTAATGCATAACAGCCGTAACACGGTGAAGTCTTAACCTTCCTGAGCTTGGACCCTGTTTGACATGCCCATGCTGGCAGGCTGTAGCTCAGGCCGGGCATCTTGCTTGTTTTTGTAAAACTGTCTGTAATTTTTAAAGCGTCTTTTACTAACATAATTCTTTCTCCTTTAGTTTATAGGATACAATAACATTATAATTTAATCTTGTCAAGCTTGCAGCTTGGCGCTTGCAGCTTGCTGCTTGGTGCTTGTAGCTTGGTCCCTGATCCAGGAGCCATCGCCAGTGCTGCAGGTAAACGCGGGCCATTGCTGGCCCGGGTTGTCTACTCACTACAGTCGCCCTTTGTAAGGTCGACCGTTAATATTGTCGGGAAGATCATTTTTAGGTTCGTCCCATCGCTCTTCGAAGCGTGCTCTAGTCTCTTCCTGATCCTTCTTAACCATTTGGATCACCAGCTCTAATGCGTCTGCTATTCTTTTTAATTCATGTTCCATAATATTCCTTTCTAAATACATCCTACACTATCCCGTAACCATTGTCAAGCGTTGCTTGCTGCTTGAGGCTTGGCGCTTTTTGCTTTCTACTTTAGAATGATTTTTAGAATCATTCTAAAGTGGCATTATTAGCAGGACCACCGGATTGAGGCCCGACAGTAATTGTTTAATGGTTAACCAGGGCCTAACACCCCAGTTCGATGCTTTGGCGCCAGTAGTCCAGCAAATAATGATCAGTCACTATGCTACGAGGGGTGTGTACCGTTGCTTAATACCATACAGGATCCTACGCGTGCCCCCTTGTTATAGTGTTTACTCCCACAGTCAAAATGACTGATCCCAGATCCAGAGGCTAGTTGGTTATTATCTAGAATACCTATATCTCCACTGGATCAGGGATCAGTGGGCTATACTCGGGATCAAACCTTTCTAACCGTAATCCTGCTAATTTGAGTTTTTTAATTCCGTATATTAGCAAAAGGGAACTTCTCCTATATAATACTTGACAGATTAATTGTCAAGTGTTAAAACAAATTAAATGCAAATAAAAAACAATAACCAAGAAAGAGGAAACATGACACAGAAAATAAGAATGAATACAGAGTTAAGAAACAAACTCTTTAACAAAATAAAAAATGTCTTTGAGAATGAGGACACGCAAGAACGAGAGGGATTTCTTCAAGCAAGGGAAAGTGTAGATCATCATTATAAATATGCAAGTGAACTTGCAAAGTTAGTAGTTGAGAGATCATACCCTGTTGATGATGTTGCAACATTAAGAACTTTCAAAAAGAAATATGGAAGTCCTTGTGATGTTGTAGCAAAAGATAAATGCTTTTACTTTGCACACAATGAGGGTGTTGATGATGAGGGCGAACCAACAGAAACTAAATCACACTTTGATTTTGGTTTGTTTGGCAATCTAAATGGTAGTGAGTATGATAGTGAAGAGGGTAAAAAGTTTGCAGTTGCATATTTTAGAGAAGATTTAAAAGCTATGGATTGCAACCCAGATATCTTTGCACAACAAAAAGAAAACAAAGATAACCCACACAAAACAAAACATGTTGATGAGTGTATAAAAGCACTTGGATATGGTGGTAGACATAATAGTGATGACAACAATGGTATGACTAAAACATTTGATGAGCAATACTATCTTGATGTCATTGGTACTTCTTATTGTCGTTCAAGAGCAATAGCCTGTACTAAAGATGAGTACACCGAGTTTGAACATTGGCGAATTGCAAAAGGCAATTTAGTATCTAAACACCAAACATGGATTGATACAATTCAAAAACAATGCGATCAGTTAAAGATTGGATTGAAAGCATACAGATATCTTTCAGAGGGTATTGAACTTGCAACTGAACTTGGAATACAAGTTGATGAGGCAGAGTTAATTAGAACTAACTCAACAGGTCTTACAATCTATAATCCAAGCAACTTGGCTAGTATGATTAAAGGCATGAAGAATAAAAATCAATCAAGAGAGGCGAAGATATTGGCAAGAAAACAATATGAAGAAAGCCTAAATTAGAGGTTGACACTAATGGGATAATCCTATAAGATTATCCCATAACAAATACAGGAGAAATAACATGGAAAACGACACACAATTCAAAATAACTTATTATTCTAATAAGGATAAAAAACACATAACAAGACAAGGCAAGTGGACAGATAAGTGTAGATATTGGACTAGCAAACAAGGTGCAAAGCTAATGACATACTTTGACATGGACGCAGATAATTATAGAACTGCCAAAGGCAGTTGGAAAGTGAGGTTGTAATGGATAAGACAGAACTCTTTATGGTAATAACATTTTGTACTATAATATTTGGTACATTACTTTTAGTTGAGAAAGGACTAGTATAATGGCTGAAATGAATGAACTACACTTTGAAACAATAGACAGAAACAAAGATATTAATATGCAACGCAACAAGATTAAATATCTAGAAGATAGAATTGCAACACTTGAAAAAACTTTAGAAAGTCATGCAAAGATATTAGCTAGATTTCAAATGACCGAGGGGGATAACAATGCCTAATAAACATTTTTGCCAAGGACCAACATGTCATGAACAAGTTACACAAGACAGATTTCTAAAATCAAAAGGAATAATTAGAGGTCGTTATGCATACTTTGATCGTGATGTACAAAATCATTATTATGGAACTAACGCAGATAAATACTTTTGTAGTCAACAATGTAAATTTACATGGTTATCACAGAACATGGAAAACATTGAACATGGTCGACCGATAGAGTTTATTAGACACAGACGAGAAACCCAAGGATATCACAGGGTAAGTAACGAGGACAGGTGGGGTGGACAATATCGAATTGAAAGGGTTGACAATAGGACCGAACTAGACTAGGATAATCCTATAACAAATACAGGAGAAATAATATGACAACACAAGAAAACAAGATTAGCTTTACTGACTACGTTAAGGCTAACACTGATCAAGATCAATTCAAGATTATTGATGACGTTAAGAATACTCCAACACTTAAAGAGGCGCAAGACTTTGTAGGTGGTTACGTTGAGTGTATCACTTGGCCAAATGGAGATTTATTAATAGTAAACGAAGAGGGTAAGCTAACTGGCTTACCTCTTAACCCAGAGGCAACACTGTTATGGAAGATGACATTCGATAACGATAACTATGTTACAGGACGTAAAGACGTTGTTGTAGGTCCTGCGATCTACATTAAGAAACATGCCCTTGGTACATGGGCTAACTAGAATACACAAACAAGTGTGTGTCCTGTAGGACACACACTCACCCACCACACAATTTATATAATCAATAGAGGTACCAGGACCAAGGCCAATTAAGTTTGCTTTGTATAAGTCGATACACCTTTATATAAAAAGGGGTCCCACTACTCTGGGTTGTATTGCTTGTTTTAGACAGATAACGGTGGTATAATACTTTTCCACTGTTAAAAAGGTGCAAAAAATTATAAAAAATTTTTTATGAAAAAAAATATAGAAATAGATAAGTTACCTTCTGACGTTCGAGCACAGTATAAAAGATTTAAAGTTATGCATGCTGAAAAAAAGATTCAGCGAAAAGCAAAAGATGACTTTATGTCATTTACAAAAGCTGTGTGGCCAGAGTTTATTGAGGGTGCACATCACAGAGTTATTGCTCAAAAGTTTAACGATCTTGCAAATAAAAAAATTAATAGACTGATTATCAACATGCCTCCACGTCATACGAAATCAGAGTTTGCTTCTTACTTGTTACCAGCGTGGATGGTGGGCCGTAACCCTAAACTCAAGATCATTCAAG